TTAGCCTAATTTGCTGTTTAAAAGCTCCACCTGATCCCGGTCTTTATCACACATCCATTTCGAGTAAACCTTATACACCATACTGGCATCAGTATGCCCCATCTGGCTGGCGATGAAAGAGGGGATCGCTCCTGCAGACAACAACCAGCACGCGTAAGTATGGCGAGACTGATAAGGCACACGACTGCGTATTCCCGCTTTTTTTAGTCCCTGCTTCCAGCTATAGCCCAGCGCGTTTTTTGAATAATAGGGATTCGGAACGGCAAATTTAATTACGGGACGAAACACAAACCGTACGTGCTGCTGCTCAGTGCTCGCATACGCACGATGGTTAAATGTGATTTCTGTCGTCTGGTCTGCACCGGTCAGATGGAACTGATCTCTTAATGCTTCGAGGGCTGGCTCCAGCAATGTGATCGTGCGTTCTCCGGCGGACGTTTTAGGCGGCCCGAACTGATCATAGTTGTTCAGATTCCGACTGACGTGAATTTTTCCATTGACCAGATCAACATCATCCCATCCAAGTGCGCACAGCTCCCCATGACGAAGACCAGCGTAAAAGGCCAGTTTCCATAAGTTAACAACTGAAGTCGGTAACACCGAAATGAATCGCTCGTATTCTTCCATCGTGAATGGATCCGGTGCTTTCCGCGGCCGTTTCAAAGAAGGAATATCTTCAAAAGGGCTGTTGGTAATAATGTGGCTACGTTTGGCAAATTTCAGCATGGCGCAAAGCGTGCGGATTTGCTCGTTTACCGTAGCCGGTGCACGGCCCGTTTTATTCAGATGTGGCACAACATCATTGCGTACATCCCCCAGCAACAACTCCTTCCGGTATCTCAGAATGTCTATCTGTTGAATATCGGTAATCAGGGTTTCGCTACCAACGATCCGCAGCAGAATCTTGATGATGGAATGCATGTTCCGCGCTGATGCGTAGGACATTTCCAGCTCTTTGGTTCCGCTGTATTCATCACAAAGTTCCTGGAAGGTACTAATCCTCAACGTAGTTGAGAATTTTTTTGCTGCCTTAGAGCCAGGAAACTGCAGGCCATAATCGAATATCCCCATCTGGATATCACTGGTGATCTTCGCTCTGAGCTGGCCTGCTTTTTTGAGGTTGGCGTTCGTCACCAGCCAGCCTTTAAGCGTTTCCCGGCAACGAACCCCTCGATAAATGAACCATATCCGAATCTTGCCATTGTGAATTTCAACACCCGTTGGCGCCACGTCACTGCTCCTGAACGAAACTGTTTATCTTTGGGAAGTTGTACCAAAGTGTCGCCCGCGGAGAGTTGTTATCTCCTTCAGTCTGGGTTACACGCTTAAAATGAATACCTTCGATCCAGCGATGAGCGCGGTAGCAGGTTACCTGCCGCTTTGAGAGTCCCGTTCTCTCACACAGCTTCGCTTCAACCACCCACTCTTCGTTAAAAATCACCTGTGCCATCTTTCACCTCAGGTAACCGACATCATTATAAAGATGCCGGTTGTTAAACATTGATATTTCAATATCAGGCGATCTGCCCGGGCAAGGATCGCAGGCGGCGCATGCCGGTCATCGCCGTGGCCACGTAACTCGCCTTGCGGTTCACCACCTCCACCCACACCTTTACCCCTTCAACTCGTACCGTGTACGTCTCTTTCATCCGGCTGCGCCCGTAATTGCCGTAGCGTTCTGCGTGGGCCGCCAGGGCAATGTCGCAGGCTTTACGCGCCAGCGGTGACTGTGTGCTGCGGTTGATTAATCGCATAATTTCTCTGCCGGGAGGGCGAACCCTCCCGCCTCCCTTAGGCCACGTATTCCGGTTTCATATCTGCCAGGGTGATGCTGAACTTATCGTGCAGCTCGTCGCCCAGATGACGTTTTGCCGACGCCAGCACTCGTTCAGCTTCCTCGAAGCGCTCGGCACCATCCGGTTCTCCGGGCTGCGGCAGGGAGTTGATCGCCGCCTCAACCTTGTTGCGTGCATCCACCAGGTGATAACGCTTCACGGCCTTGTTTTTCAGCTCGGTGTACAGGGCCGAACCCAGCGTGTTCTTGGCAGTTTCGATATCGGCCCGAACTGCTTTGGCGTTATCTACGTCCTGCGCGGCCTCAATGCGATCCCGGAAATCATCAGCCATAGCGTCAATGTTGGTGGCTGATTCCTGCGCGCTGAGGGTGGTTGTTACGCTGTCACCTTTGATATCAGCCAGGCTCACGCGCTGGACTGGGGCCGGATTGATCTCTTTCTCGGTGCGCTGCTCGACTTCATCCGGGGTATACACGCCAAGTACGACCGCAGGGCAGTACAGGCGCGCCCAGTATTTGAGGGCCAGATATGCGATCTGCTGCTTAGGATTCGAAATCCACAGGGGAGAATTACGCGTAATCACGCTGGACAGGAATACCGGTTCGCCCCAGGTGATCTCACTCTCACCTCGAATGACAGCCCCCACACGAACAGACAGGCCTTGCTCGTCAGCACTGGTCCAGCCGCGTACCATTTCTTTTTTGTCGTACGTACCGCCGCCTTTCGCTGGCTTCTTAACGATCTCTTCGCGCATGCTGGCGCATTTCGACCAATCGCCCTCGTACTCATAGTGGAAGCGGCCCACAATGGCGTTTGAACTGGAGATCACCGCGTTTACCAGCTGCGCCTCGTAGCCCAGCACGCCGTTGACCAGGTGCGTTTTCTGCGCCACCGCGTACGGGTTCATCCCCCACTGCATAGCCTGCATGATGATGGCCATGCAGTCGGCTGGGTTGCCGCGAAGATGTTCAGGAACCGTTACGGCTGCCTGGGCCATTAAACCGGCAACGGCCTGCAGCTGGGTTAATGCCTGCACATTGAAGATGGCGTTGCTGGCAGAGATAGTGTTTGGAGCCTGCTGCTCCGCGGTTACGATATTCATGTTTTCCATCATTATTCCCCTTATGCCTGAGTACGCAGCGCTTCAAGGCGGCGCAGGTCGAAGTCGTTCAGTTCGTCGGTGTAGTCTTCGGTGATCGGTGCTGGCCACACGCCAGTGTCGAAAGCGTTAGCGATACGGTTCATGGTCTGGCGATACTCGAGCATGCCCAGCTCAATCAGTTCTTCGCTGGCCTCAACGATGGCGATCCAGTGATAACCCTCGTCTTTGTTAACGAAAATCCAGAAGAACTGATCCAGCGCCGCGGTGTTCATGTACATGGCCGCGCTGAGGTGATAATCGCGGTCGATGATTTCGCGGTGCAGTCGAGAGCGCAGACCGGACTGTTTCACGTTCCACATGCTGATGGTTTTCAGGTCGGCGCCCACACGTACCGCGTCGATGTCGATTTCCAGATCCGGGCGCACGCGGATTTCCAGCCCGGTCTCCTCATCTATACCGAAATAGCTCGTCTCAACAGCGCGATAAGGGTGCAACAGCAGCTTGCCGGCAGTCGGGTGCTCGTGAAGTGCTTTCTGAATGGCCAGCGCCGTTTGCATCTGCTTCTGAGTAACCAGAATCTTGTCGTCCGGGTTCTCGCGCCACGCATCCAGCAGTTCGTCAGCAAATACCGCATCCGGCTTAACGGACTTCACCGCTTGGATCATCTCCGCTTTGGTACCGGATACTTTCAGCGGTGCAGGTTTATGCGCTTCCTGTGCCACCAGATCAGGGTTGATGATCGCCAACTGCTCGAGGAGCGCATCACGGCTACCGCTGGTTTTCACTGGCGCGGGCAGGGTGGCGTTGTACTCTTTGATACAGGCTTTCATCGCGGCCGCAGTCTGTTTCTGATCGGCCTCGATACGCTGGAATTCAGCTGGCAGCGTCATATAGCTCTGAGCTGTTTCTTCCAGGCTGCCGCCCATCGGCACCGGCGCGGGCAGGGTGGCGTTGTACTCATCCAGCAGCTCCTTGATGTCGTCGGCACTCAGCTGCGCTGGCAGGCTCGCGTTATGCGCATCGATAAAGGAACGCAGGGTCGCCGCGGTGGTGAATGCCCCTTCCGGGATCACCGGCTCCACGCTGAACTCCTCATCGAGGTTTTCCGGCTGCAGCGCCAGCGCATGCACCAGGTTACCCATATCCAGCACTTTGGAGCCTTCGCGCGTGATGGTCTTAGCGACGTGGCGCGCGTTGAAGTACATCAGGCTGACTCGGGCATCTTTCACCTGGGTGCTGCTGATCCCGTTCGCTGCGTGGTAGACGTTATTCGGCAGACCTTCATAGCGGCCCGGTTCGAAGTACGCCGAGTATTCCGGTGCGCTGGCGGTTTCCTCCGGCGCTTCGGTGGTAACTTCCGGCTGCGTGGCGTTCGCCATCTCTGGCACGGCGGCGGCCAGAGCTTCTGCCGGGTTCAGGGCATCTGTTTGCGGATCAGCTGCATCAGCGCTTTCGCCTGGTGGTAACGCGTCACCAGCTTCTCCTTCCTGCGGGTGAGTCTCTTCCATCTGCACATCGCTAGTGATCTCCGTTACTGTTTCCGTTTTTTCGACTGCGTTTGAGGGGGTATTGATGACCGGGTCATTATTTGTACCCATCAAGCCCTCGATAGAGAACACGCCGCCGCCGAGGTTCGCGACCTGCGGCTGATTAGTGGCTGCTGGCGCTTCCTCCACTACCTGACGGCCCGCACGGGAATCTTCATCCCATTCGGGGTAGCCTTTTGAACGCGCGCCATTTTCATAAATGCCGTTCGCAGTGAACCACTCGCGCACCTGGCTACGCAGTTCCGTGGTGCTATCCTCGCTAGTCCATGAAATGGCGCGGGTCACGCCGAAAATGCTGTTGGCGTCGTAGTCGAGAATGTCCGTGGTTTTGCCAAGAACCTTGAGTGCTTTGGCGTGGGCCTCATCTTTTTTGTCAGCCAGCTCTTTAGCCGCGATGAGCTGAGCACGGTTAATTTTCCCGGGTACGGCATCCGGGTACAGCTGTGCAATTGCGATTTCGATGCTCAGGTTCGCCATGTTCTGCGGCACCGCGCGCTTATAGGGTTCGGCAGGTTGTGGCTCTTCGGATTTCTGGTCTTGTGGAACACCAACACCATCAATGCGGCTGCGGGGAGCCCATTCACTGGTCAGGGTTTCGTGGTCACTGGCCTCAGTAGACACCCAGATTCTGGTGAAGCGGAGGACCAGAGCCAGTTCATGGCGTTTATCCATGCTGAATACTTTTCGGATCGCGTCGGTATAGCTCCACAGGGCCTTGGTATCGAAATCCTTCAACTCTGGGCAGCTTTCAGCAGCAAGCAGAAGCGTCTGGACATAGCTATTGTCGGTTTCCATCTCCAGCGCATGCAGTTCCGCATGTTCACCGCGGGTGACGTGATGGCGCAGTTCATCCACCATCAGTTGAGCCAGCAGTTGTTGACGGAACGACAGTTTGCATACTGGATAACGAGTAAACTCATCACCGGTTTTATGGACCCGCAGGCCATTCTCATACCAGTAATCAGGCTCATCCTTGGCCGGGAGCTTTCCACTCTTCCAGTCTTCAACCAGCTGATTGCGATCACCAGCTTCTGCCTTAATCCAGCTCGACATTAAGGCGGCCATCTGCGCCGGTTCGTGTACTTCGTCCTGAGGGAAAACGTCTTTGATGGCCTGGACCAATTTCCACTCAGCATGCCCAGACAGCTCGCTCAAATCAGGAACATCATTTTTGGCCTGCAGCAG